GACACGAGCAGCAGCATCGCGAACTCGGTACCGAGGCTCGCCATGCGGCTTTCACTTATATTGCCGCCGCACTCGCTGATCACGCGCGTCAGCTCGTGAACCATCCCCGTGCGGTCGCCACCGATCGCCGAAACGGCCAGGTGCTGCTTCATCTGCGTGTGATTTTCATTCCATCGTCTGCAATGCCCATTGTAGCAGCTAAGGACCCTCGTCACAGCTCGCACAGCTTGCTTAGCCGGAGCGTCGGCTCGTAACATGCGGGCCGCGAACACCTAGGAAGATCAATGTTTTCAGGCAGTCTGGTCGCGATTGCGACGCCCATGCGGCCGGATGGCGCCGTCGATTTTGGTGCGTGGGAGCGCCTCCTCGACTTTCACGCAGCCAGCGGCACGAGCGGGATCGTGGTCGGCGGCACTACCGGTGAGTCCGCTACCTTGAGCGATTCCGAGCTGTGGGAGCTCACGGAGCGCGCCTGCAGCCACGTCCGTAAGCGGATGCAGGTGATTGTGGGCGTCGGTACCAGCAGTACCGCCACCACCGTCGAGCGTGCGCGGAAAATGTCGGAGCTGCCGGTCGACGGTCTGCTGGTGGTTACGCCAGCGTACAACCGACCCACTCAGGAAGGCCTGTATCAGCATTTCGCAGCGGTATCTCGCGCGGCGCGCGCGCCCTTGATCATGTATAACGTGCCCGCGCGGACGGCAGTCGACATGCTCCCGGCTACGGTGCAGCGGCTCTCGCAACTTCCCGGAATCGTCGCGGTCAAAGAGGCCGTGCCTGACCTGGAGCGGGTGCGGAAGCTAGTCGACATCTGCCCGAAGGATTTTGACGTCCTCAGCGGAGACGATGCGACTACGCGCCGTTCCATCCTGGCAGGCGCGAAGGGGGTCATCTCCGTAACCGCCAACGTCGCTCCGCGCGCGATGTCGGACATGGTCGCGGCCGCGTTGAAGGGCGACGCGGCTGCAGCCGCACAGCTCGATGAGCCGATTGCGGCTTTACATCGCGACCTGTTTCTGGAAGCGAATCCAATTCCCACCAAGTGGGCGTTGATGCGGATGGGAATGATCGGGAGCGGCATCCGGCTGCCGCTGACAGAGCTGTCTGCGCAGTACCAGCCGGCCGTTCTGGCCGCCTTGAGCACTGCGGGAGTTTTATAGGTTGACCACGAGCTTTTTGACGACGCAGCGCCTCGCGCTGTTGGGTGTTTTAGCGGCTGTTATGGGTCTGACGGGGTGCCAGCATTTGCGCAACCTCGGTGGCTCGTGTCACGACACCAAGCCTTATATGCGGGCCAAAAGCATTGCACCGCTGAAGATCCCTCCCGGATTTGATGCCCCGGACAGCTCGAGCGCCCTGAAGATCCCGGCCCTCAATACCCCCGAGCCACCCCGCCGAGGCAAGAAGGACCCCTGCCTGGACGCGCCCCCGCCGTTTAACGTCCCAAAGCAGGCGCCTCCGCAAGCGTAACGATGTATATTTGCGTCCCCGCCTCACTGATGAGCGGCAAAAACCACGCTTTTTGCCGCGGGGTGATCGGGGCACTGCCGTGACTGCCGCGGCGGCTAGTGCCGCCGCCAGTGAACGAGCGTAAGTGATTGAACGGACAGATGGCCGAGCGGTCGAAGGCGCTGGATTGGAAATCCAGTAACATCTTCACGGGTGTTCGTGGGTTCGAATCCCACTCTGTCCGCCATTAAACTGTTGAACGTTGTGAGTGCTACGCATTTTGCCGCACAAATCCCGGCGAAATACGATGATGTGAATCCCAAGTTGGGTATTCGCTCCACAAGTTACCACAGATATGCGTAAATCGCTTTACGCACGCGAGTTGGGGGATTTACGCACAGTGGCCAGCATCGTTCCCCACAGGGATGGATATCGCGCCCACGTCTGCGTTAACGGGGTCCGCGACTCAGCTACCAGGCGCACGAAGCGCGAAGCGGTGGCCTGGGCAGAGGAACGCGAGCGGGAGCTTACCGCCAGCGGGGGCTCAACGATGACCTTTGGCGCCGCGACCGAAGTATGGCTGAAACTGAAGCTGCCTAGCCTGGACAATGCGGCCAATCAGCGCACCATCGAGAACAGCATCCGCGACTACGTGCTACCGACGCTGGCCGAGAAGCGTCTGACCGAAATAAAGCGCGTTGAGCTCGTGCAGCTCGTCACCGGGGTCGCCGATGCCGGGAAGGTCGAGACGGCTCACCGGCTCGGGCAGCGGATACGGGACATATTTGACCTGGCGGTCGATAGCGGGCACATCGAGCAGCATCCCGCCGCCGGCCTGTCGAGGGTCTTACCCTCGCGCCGCAAACGACGTATGCCGGCGGTCACGGCGGCCGAGCTTCCGAAGCTCATGGCGGATATCGACGGCTACAGCGGCGATGCGGTGACGCGCCTGGGTCTGATGCTGCTGGCGCATACGTTCACCCGCACAACGGAGCTGATCCAGGCGCAGTGGCCAGAGATCCGCGATCCGGTAACATGGGTGATTCCGGCTGAGCGCATGAAAGGTGAAGGCGAGAGCCGCACGCCCCATGTGGTCCCGCTGTCGAGACAGTCGATCGCGCTCCTCGATGATCTGAAAGCATTGGGCAATGACAGCCAATACTTTCTCGCGTCCGAGGTCAACCCCATGGGCGGCATATCGAGCAACACTCTCCTCTATGCACTTTACCGGATGGGGTACCGCGGTCGGATGACGGGGCACGGTTTCCGCACCGTGGCATCTTCGGTACTGAACGAGTCGAAGCTGTGGAGTAAGGACGCGATAGAGCGCCAGTTGCATCATCAGGAGAGCGACGACGTTCGCGCGGCGTATCATCGCGCCGAGTACCTGAACGAACGCCGCAACATGATGCAATGGTGGTCGGATTATCTGGAAGCTTTGACCGCCAACACATCCTCATAGTTGATCAATCCGGCTCGGTTACGGGGCAACTTCAACTTGCGAGCCGTGTTTGGGTGAACGTTGAGTATCTCTGCGGCCTGTTTGAGTGTCACTGCCGTGGGGACTGGCCGGCGGGCCAGTACCTCCTCGACAGCAGCAACCGCAATCCGGCGGGCATCCTGTTCGGTCAGCATGGTCACGGTTTTCTGGTCAACCTAACTGGCTCACGAATTCCAAATTTGAGCGCCCGCTCGGCCGCCGGCCCGTTGAGGTGGATCACTACGGATACACCCTTTCGAAGCTTGCGCACGCTGGCGACCGCGCCGGTCGCTCCGAAGTCAGCCTCGAAGTCGTTGCGGCACTTGCTCGAGCAGAACGCGCCCCAGCGACGTACAGGCAGGAACAAGCTCCGGCAGTAGGCACACGTAGCGGCCTCAACCTGATCTCCTGAACTTGGCACGTCGCAATGCATTTCAGGTTGTGCATTCATGACGCACCCTCGTGCTTAACCGCCAGGCACCCTGCGGCGCTCAATTTCTTTCTGAGCCGAGCCCCGGAATTCGAGGCAACCATGATGATGGTTTTGTCGCTAACGCCGAACCGTGCGGCCAGCGCTTTGTTGGTGAGACGCCTGCGGAGCCTGACCATGCGCCTGATGAGACTCTCGTGATCAGGCGTCAGCTTGCGCGGTCGGCCCATGCTGACCTCCTTCGGATGTATGTGGTGTCGTTTCGATAGTGCGGGGCTTTACGAGGATTTTTGAGCAGGCGCACTTTGGGCACGTCAGGCGACCCATTACTCGCGCTGCCTCTCTGATCGGCATAGGCAGGTACAAACCTATCCAGCGGTGAGAGCAGTTGGAGCACGTGACCCACATCTCTCGCTTCGGCTCATCTTCAACAGTAGATTGGGAATCAAGAGTGATACTGATGCACGCGGCCCAGCCAGGCTCGCCGTAACAATCTACCCATTCGGTGCTTGCCATATGGCGCCGTTCGAATCCGCTGATCACACCACTCAATCGATCATGCTTTCCATATCCACGGCTGAGCACGACTGGCCTGCCGATCGCACACGTCCGCTCGTCCCAGCGCTTGCAGTACCGGCGATACTCGACTGTCTTCGTGCCGGCCTTGAAGGCGTCGAAGTATTGGGACTTCAATGGAAGGAACATCGCTTTCATTTGCACGGCCCTCCATGGTAGATCTCACCGCACTTATCGCAGTGGGTCGCGAAGCGCGGACCCGGCCGCTCCTTCTCGAGCGATGGCAGAAACATCGAGCACTCGGCGTTACCGAGCTTGTCCGGTGTCCGCGGAATGAGGACGTGCAGAAAGCTTTCAGGTTTATTGCACTCGTCGTAGTTGTGCATGCCATGCAGGAACCATATCGGGCAGCCGCCTTCCTGTTCGTCGTGGATGCACTCGGAGCAATATTGCTCGCGGTAGGACTCGCCCTCGGTACCATTGCTGAAGTAACCCATTTAGCGCTCCCAGACCTGGCCGCTTACGATTCGGCTGACACTGCCCTGACCGATGCGGAAGAATTTGGCCAACTGCGGCTGATTCATTCGACGGCTGAAATACAGCTCCCGGATCATCTCGGCGATGACAGGACACATATGGCCGTAGAACCGTTTCGGTCGATGGTTCATGGTTCTCTGTGCTGTTGTGCGTTCGTTTTCGGCAGATAGACGAGTCCGTCTGTCTTTGGATGGAATCGAAGCGACACGCGGTTTATGTCTAACTTGATTCTCAGGTAGGGACCGGATGATCCAGTGATCACCCCCTGCGTCGTGAACTTCGCGTCCGACGTGTATTCAACGCGACCGCCGCGCTTCGCCGGCACGCCGTAGGTTTTGCGGATGTATTCCATCGTCACGGTAACTTGCCCTGCGAAGTGCGTTGTGCGGCCAGCGCCCGTTGACGTCTAACCTCTCGGATTCGGCCGTTCTCTCGATACAACGGGCCGTAGGCGAGATTTGCGAGCCATCCGAAGGCCGATGACAGAGCCATGGGCGGCACGTAAAGAATCAGAAGTAACGCGCGTTTCCAGCTCATATGCTCAGCCACCGGGGCAGATCGGACATACCGACCGGCTCATTAAAGTCACGCGCATGTGCCGCCCACATCGCGGACAAAGCTCGCTGATTGGCGTTGGTGGTTCTAAGGCTTTCTGTGCGTTCGCATACCGACATCCTGGCATGTGTGGGCCGTGCTCCGTGTCATTCCCGCAACTCGGGCAGAGTTTTCGCTCGTTATCATCTGGCTTCTGTGCCAGAAAGCATTCATCACACAGTTCGGGACGGACCAACGTGCCTCCGCAACCGACACATTTCGTCTCGTGAACTGGTGCCTGCATTCGACTGGACACAACACGTCGCGCGTCTCGGAGGGAGTCGAGGTGGTACTTGGTTTTCTCCAGCGCCCATTTGACCGCTGCGGCTTCCAGCTCGGCAATGAGGTTCTCATTTGAGGAGAGTATCCGGTCAGTCATTTTTGAACCCCGGTAGGAATTGAACGCCGCAAGTGGCAACGACGGCGGGGCGCCAGACCATGCCGCAGTGTTGGCAAGCGTGCGTGTGATGCACCTTGGTCGCGAATTCGCCAACATCAATGTGCCGCTTGCCACAGGATGGGCACCAGAGCAGCATCGGAATAGGGCCGGACGGCGTTCGATTTTCTGGCGCTTCGCCCTCAACAGTCGCGCCTGTCTCCCGCCGTCCGCTGTTCTCGTTCACTTTGACCTCTTGGGCAGCTTCACCGGAGCGCAAAAGAAACACTCGAAGCGCCCGCTTACAGGGTCCAATCGAGGCTTGGGCTGCCCGCAGGCAGAGCAGAGATGGAAATCCGATGTGTGCGTGCTCATACGGCCCCCGGATCTTTCCGACTGACGGTTTGTGAATCGACGTGGTGTTGGAGCCTCATATCGATGTAATCCTTCCGCCAAGGGAAATCCTCGGTGGGTCGGCACTCAGCCTGCGCGAATGCCTCCTGCTTCGTGAAAACGTGCGCGTGCTGGATATCCGTCGTATATCCGCAGCGACCTTTGCGCCACCACAACAGAGAGTTGCCGACATGACCGCGGCACTGCAGGTAGTACTCATCTGCAGCGAGAGCAACAGCCTGTGAGCGTTCGGTCATGGCAACGCCTGCGTGCTATACAGAAACGTGGTACCACCCATCGAGTTGGGGATCGGCTTGCGCTTTAGCGCACCGGACTGCCACATTTGAGTCAGCATCGCACTGACGCTTTGCATCCCGATCCCTGTGATTGCCGCGATTTCCACGGACGTGGATGGCGTCTCAACGACAATCTTGAGAACCTGGGACTTCTTTGAGGGAGGTTTAGCGTTGCTCATGCTTCACCAGTCCGCGTTTGCGGCATGCCTCGATTGCATTTCCCCACGCTGACCGGCGGTCTCCAGACGGGCTCACCACGTCGAAACCGTCGATTCGCCAGCCTTGCTCAAGCAGTGCGGCGACGTCCTTCCATTTCGTGATTCGATTCATGACGTCAACCTCCGATAGAGCAGGCCCACGGCCCGGTCACTTTTGACGGTCACGTAGTCGCGCCGGAATTGCAGGGCGCGATTCTTGAAGCCGAGGCGCCGCGCCAACTCCGCTTTGGTGAAACCTGTCGCGAGCAGCGTATTGATACGTCTCCAGAGCTGCTTGGCGCTGATCAGTGCTCTGGGGAGCCGCATGTCAGCGGTTACAGCCAGAATGCGCTTGGCGCTGCGTGCGCTAATCTGTGTGGCCCTTCCTGCACGCACCCCCGCTATAGTCGTCAGCGCGACACCGGAAGCGCGCGCTAGGGCTCTACGACCGACACCTTTGCGACTCAGCGCCAAGATGTGTCGGCGTGCCGGATCGGCATCAACCAGGCCATTCCAGTCCCCAGCCTTTCGAGCTCGAGCGCGCTGGGTCTCATAGTTGCTGTTCGCCATCCGGCATTTCAGGCAGCGGCACCCGGCCATATATCGCAGTCGTACGCCATGGGGTTTGTTGGCCGCTAAGACAGCGATGTGGGCCAATCCATTCGGGTATCTAAGCCCATTCGATGCCATGTTAACCATCGGATGCGACCTGTTCGCAGGCAGTGTGAGGGCAGAAGCGCACTTCATTGGCGAAGTACTTTCCCACTGACTTGGCTGACATCAGCCCGTCGTAGTGCGCCTGCACTTTCGGGCCGGTATAGCGATACACGCGGCCGCCAGCGAATTCGATTTCCATTACGCCGTTCTCGAAGCCGATGGATTTGATGTTGCTCGACGAATTTACAGATGTACGCTGCATATGTGCTCCTCTCAGTTTTCAGGCTGCTTTTTTCCACCGATCGACAATGTTTGTGATTCGCCAGCCTTCCTCTGTGACCATCTTGGCCACGGCTCCGCCATCCGCCGAGTTGGTATACCCGACGAGCGTGGACCGCTCACGGTCGCGGGCTGCGTATACCGCGTAGCGCTGCCGCGAATCTGGAGCGCCTCGAACCGACTCGTCAGAGCCAACATGAGTGCCGACATGGAAGCTGCCGCAGAATTGACAGGCGTAGGCCATGAAGCGTTGCTTCTTCTTCTGCGCCTGGCGATGAGCAGTGCGGCGGGCGAGGGTGAATGTGGGGAAGCGCTCTTTACCTTCGCACCCAGCGAGGCGCTTCTCAGCCACAGATTTCATGCCGCTCTCCGTGGCAGGATCTTGCTCGATGGCCAGTCCTGGGACAGCTTCAATACAAACTGAACATTCAGCCAGAGGTCGCGCTCGTCTCCAAATTTATCGTTGAAAGGCTTGCGGCCCTTGCCGATAGAAACGCGTTCATCCTCACTGAGTAGGATCCTCTGAGTCTCACTGAAGTAACCCTGATGGTGACCCTTGCACAGTGGGATCGTGTACCAATCACCCAGCCGGCGGTTCCCGCGCAGGATGTGATGCACCTCAATCATTTGATAGTTAGGAATACCCAACTTTGCGCATGCACAGCATCCGATCTGGCGCATGCGCTCGATGCGAGCTTTGTCAGCCTTCTTCATGCTGCTCGTTGCTCCGGGATGTACTCTTCTCCGAAATGCTCGCGGATGGCGAGCTCCAGGGAAGGCCACAGTTCTGCCCACTGGTCAGCCGTGAGCTTTGCGAATGCGATTCGCTTGGGCGTCCGGACCTCGCGACCGTCGACCCACAGCACATCAAAGTGGCCGGCGCGGATCCGCAGCTCATAGTCGATGCTGGCCTCGTCGCGCTGCGGATCCTGGTTCTCGCCAATCGTGCGACAGATGCCGAAGTACATTCGATGCCAAGGGACGCTGCGCGGCCGGATCAACTCGACCTGCGCACACTCGCCATCCTCCATCCGCAAGAGCGCGGTACGCGAAACGTCATCGGTTGGGATCATCCCAACCTTGCCGTCTCGCCGGACTTTGGCGAGCCAGAGCTTCACGCAGCACCCGAAGCAATGTTCTTGTCCGACCACACGCGCACACCGGGAATCTGCGTGTCACCCTTCATCGCACCGACGATCTTTCGGATCTTCGATTCGTCGACGACCAGGTACTGGCGCGGCACCTGGGTGGGATCGGTGACCTCGAACTTCCAGACATCGCGTGTCTGGACGCCGATTACCTTGGGAGGCGCACGATTGATCACTGGCGCAACCACGGTCGCGGCGCGCATTTCCAGCGTAGCGGCCTTTTCAACCTTGCCGCTCGCCTCAGCCTTCCGCGCTTGAGCTTCGAGCTTCTCCTTCTCTTTGCGGGCCGCCTCGTCCGCCTTTGCCTGCTCGATACGGCGCAGCCGCTCCTGCTCGTCGGTATAGCCGATCATGGCGCGTTTGACGTTCTCCTCCGCGGTAGTGAGCTTCTCCGCCGGGCCTCGGAAGAAGTCGTTGATGGCCTTGAGAGCCGCATTCATGGGCTTGGTGATCGCGGTGCGCGCGTCCTCAAGCCTGATTTGGGCGCCCTTCACGCGCATCAGCAATGCGCTTCCGGCTTCATAATCCTCCGCCGTTACAATCGAATAGTTCGCCGTGAGCGTCGTCAGTTCGGTGACCGTCGCGGCCGCGGCGACGACTTCGGGTTTCGCCAGGTCGGCGGGCTCTTTGGTCGTTTCAACCATGTTTGAACCTCCAGCAGTTGAGAGCCGACAGGAAGATGTGCCAGTCGGCGGAATTGGTCAGGGCGTGCAGCTTGTAGCCGTTGGGCAGAGCTGGGTTAAGCTGCACGCAGTAGCGTTTGCAGGCCTTCCCGCCGAAGTGCTCGGCGTAGAGGTGCTCATACGCGGCGGTCTGCGGCCCGACGCTGCGCGGCAGGGTAGCCGTCGACTTCCAGTCGAGGATCGCGACGCCCTTGCGCATGAGGCCTCGGATGTCGAGGGTCCCGGCAAACTTCAACTTCGAGCTGGCCAGTGGCAATTCGGCATTCAGCACCGTCAGGCCTGACTCGTTGAGGAAGCGTTGCGCCGCCTCGATGTAGGGCACCAGTGCCGGATCCAGACTCGACCAGTCGAGTTCGCCGCGCACCAGGAGATGACACGCTTCGTGCACGTGACCACCGAAGATGCGCGCGGTCTCCAGCGCCTCGAGTGGCACGCCCGTCCAGTCATTGAGCTGCTCGTCGATGACCTGGGTCACGCTCGGCACGGTGGCACCATGCAGCGTGTAGGTGTGGGTCTGAGGGTCGAAGGCGAGCATCAGCCGGACACCACTTTGTCAATCCATTGCACGGCGGTGTCGACATTGGCGAAGCTGAGTTCTTCGATCTCGTCGATGCCAAACCGGCGAAGGAATTCGTTCTCTGGGACGCCGGATTTATCGAGCTTCTCGCGCAGCATGCTAACCTGCGGCGGCGTGCACCGACCGTTGCCGCCCGCGGACTTGGGCGCCTGCGCGTGAGCTTTCGCGCTCGAATGGATTGCGCGAATCGCCGTCTTTAGCTGAATCTTCGGGATGTCAGCGACCTGTTGCACGTGCATGTACTTCAGGAAGCCAGCCTCATCCGTCTTCAGCTTCGTCATGAGAGCGCGCAGCTCCGCGATCTCTTCGTGGCTGATATAACCGGCCTTCACCCGGGCCGCGTTGTCGCGGGGGTCGATCTCCTCGCCGCGCTTGCCTCCTGCGCCATTGCCATCATCATCCGGCTCGTACACGGCGACGTTGAATATGTCTTTGACCAGGTATCGCTTGCCGTAGGTGTGCGCTGAACCGGAGGCGTGGGTCAGCGTCATCGCCGCGTTGCCTTTCGCTCCCTTCCCATCCGCGCACAGGTCGATCTTGTGGACAACCTTATGGCCGGCCCGATGCATGACGTAGCACAGCAGCCTGATGTGGTCTGGCTTGGGCGACTCGCCCTCATCGAACGACAGCCCGAATCCATGCTTGGTGTAGATCGGCCGCAGCGCGCGATCCATCTGAGGGTAGGACGCGTACTTGCTGGAGGTCTGCGGATTGTTGGCATCGGCCGAAATCGGAGCCATCTCTGCCTGACAAGCCGACATGGCCACGTGGTATTCCGTCTCAGCCTGGCGCGCGGCGATCTCCCGATGCATCTCCATGAGAGCCCGCATCTTGTCGATGTTGACCTTCGGGTTCGCGGCTGCGCGCTCGAGGGCAGCGACGAGGGCAGCGGACTCGCTTTGAACTACCGCGAGCGGTGTGGCGCGTGTCTCAACTACAGCATTCATTCATAAACCTCAGTGATATCAGACTGTTGGTAGTACGCGGGGCCATCTGTGTACTTGTGCGAAAGCTCTTCAATCCGCCAGGCTGGCATCGTTGTGAAGGAAGGTTTACCGTCGCGGATGCAGGGAAATTGACTCTCCAGCGGCCTGCCAGTCCCCGCCCAGCTATCCCCTCGCGAGGATCGTTGCGGTCCTGGGCTGACGGACTGACAGGACTCTTTCATAGTTGGTGTTCAGGTCAACCAGCAGCCGTTTCGTGATACCGCTCATTGCGTCGCTTTACCACTTCGCGATTCAACTGTTCGATTTCGGCTTCGCGAGCGGCCCGCAGAACGCGCTCAATTGGTTGGAAATGAGCACGGCAGGACAGCGATACATTGCCGCCGGCCAGTTCGGCAATGGACTCCAACGCCTTACCAACGTTGCCATCGTGACGCGAGACGATTTGCTCAGCCTGAACAATCGTTTCATCCAGCGCTCCGGGTGCCCAATGGGCGAACAGTGTCCGATTGATGTTCATGGATATCCTCATTGGTTGATATCGTGTCAGTCCGCTTGCCTGCGGAGGAAGTTGGGCAGGAAGTCGCCATGAGTGCCGCGCACGAAGTAGATAACAGGCTGGCCGTCAACACTCTCGATGCGCGCGAACACTTCCCGCTCCTTGGTTGAGAACCAGGCGCACATCCGGGCGATGGCCGCGGCGCTGGTATCGCCATTCACGCGAAGTGTCCGGATCGCCTCGTCAACAGCTTTGTCGAAGCTCTGCGGACGTTCCTCACCGAGGATACGAAGAGCGGCAACGGCGTTCTCGGCGGCGCTGTTGGTGACCGCGTTCATTCGGCCTCCGGCTGGTAAGTAAGAGCCAACAGGGAGGCACGGCGATCAGCGAACTCGGACAGTTTGCGACTCAGTTCATTGCGGGCCGCGCGTTCCATCTCGTTGATCGCCTGGAGTGCTTCCTGGACACCTTCGGTCTTGTTGACCTTCGTGAACGTAACAGCGACAGGCTCACTCAGCCGCACGTAGCCAGAGGGCGTTTTGCCGTCACGCAATTCCCAGACAGTGAGGTAGCCGAGATCAATCGATTGGCAGAGCGCGATCTGGTGCGGCTCTGCGAACGGATCGGCTTGCGTTGTTCCCTGGTTTCCACGATTTAACATTTAACCTCCCGATATTTGTTCCGAGTTCCGGAACCGTTCATCTTCGGGAGTAAGAGTATCCCATAGGACACTCAAGGTCAACCATGGGAAACCGCATGATCAAAAGTGCGACCTATGTCGCAGCTTAATTTGGGCTATGTGGCGCTAGATTGAGACACTGGATTTGGGCTTGTACCTAGAATGGGTACAAGGCGTGGGAGATGCGGCCGGGGCTACAGGCCGCAATCCCGTCAGCAGTCGGGGACAGAGGGTGGGTTAAGGAATGCGATCGCTAATAAGGACGTTCACGCTAGAAAACGTGACTTGGGCGGACTTCAGGCCGCGTTACCGGTCAGGACTTTGTCTTCGGCATCCGCTCGGCCGGAGCTGGCTTGCGTTCCGGAGGCACGCGGTCCGCGCCCCAAACCAAGTACTCGGGCTGAGTCACCAGCGCCTGGCACAGCAGCACGAACGTTGCGTTTTGAATATTCCGCGTGTCGCCGGATTCCCATTTATGAATAGCCGCTTTCGTCAGCGTCGACGGCGCCCCCATCGAGATTAACAGGCGTGCCAGTGCAGGCTGAGTGAGGTTCCTCGCCTCACGCAACCTTTTGATCCGCTCGCCCATTGTTTCTTCCATGGGCTCAAATGATACGGGCGAACCCGGTTTCCCATAATTGACCTCACGGTGTCCTATGGGATACTCTGCTGGGACATGCTCAAGCAAGACGTCATCTCTCACTACGGCTCGCAGGTCAAGGTCGGCCGGGCGCTCGGTATCGGAAAGGCCGCTGTCAACAAGTGGCCGGACCTCGTTCCGCGCAACTGGGCCGCTGAGATCCACTTCCGTACTCGCGGGAAGCTCCGGTTCGACCCGAGTTTGTATCCCGGCTGTCCGGAGTTCCGTCCGAACCTCAGTGAGGCGGCCTGAATGAGCCTCGAGCGCGTCGACGTACGAGCGAAGTTGGACCCCGATGTGCACGAGGCCCTGGTTGCGATCTGTGATGCGCGGGGCCTGACCCTCGGTGAGTTCATCGAGACTTTGTTGGTTCCTGAGATCAAGCGTGTTGTCCATGAAGCAACAGTAATCACGGACAAGTTGCGTATCTCGGGAACAAACGGGAAAAACCGGGACTAGCCGGGAAAGACATAGAAAACAAGGGGATATGGAAGTGAGGTTCGCAATCATATTCGTGCTGGGCTCGATCGGCCTCGGCATCGTGTGGATCGCGATTTGTTTCGGGTGCCAGAGGGTGAACCTGGAACCGACAGCGGGCGATCCACGTGACTAGTTTTGTGAGGAGCAATCGCGTTGCCCTGTTGACCCCCTTGGGGCGCGCGCTCTTAGCGGAGGGTGTAGGGCTGTTCCCGAATCCCTCCGCATTTTCAACGTTACTGCAAATTCAAGCGCAGCCGCAGGTCCAAAGTCCGGCCGAGATCACGGCCGGCACCGGGCTGCGCTTCGGCTATCGGTGAGCATCCGGATCATGACGCTCGCATGGTCAACTCCGCTTCCCCACGCGGATAAGATCGTGCTGCTTGCATTAAGTGATAACGCGAACGATGAGGGATTCTGTTACCCGTCGATTGCAACACTCTCGCGCAAATGCGGACTCGAAGAGCGCTCGATTCATCGTGTCATCGTGCGTCTCGAGGAAGCCGGCCATGTGACTCGGCGCGAGCGACCAGGCCGGAGCACGGTGTATTCGGTACATCCGCGTTCGATTGAAGTTAAGCCGGCTCGTTCAGAGTTTGATCGCGTCAATCCCGGCATGCCTCCCGCGTTGCAACTGGGCCCCCAGTCGCAGGACACCCCTGACCGTCCGTCATACCGACCCAAAGTCACCCCGACGGAGGGTCGCCCCGTCGCAGCGTCAGGGGCCTCTGACACACAGTCAGCCCCGCCCCTGACCCACAGTCATACCCCCCCTGACCGTGGGTCACCCATAACCGTCATGGAATCATCAGTTGAATCGTCACTGAATCGTCAGGTGCGCAAAACCGCACAGCGTTTGCCTGACGGATTCGAACTGAACGAGGAGCGGCGCGCAGTCGCGGTGAAGGAAAAGGTCGACGCAGAGCGCGAGTTCGGTCGGTTCCGCGATCACTGGCTGGCCGCATCCGGTGCCAACGCACGCAAACACAATTGGGATGCTGCCTGGCGCAACTGGTGCCGCAAGGCAGCCGACATGCGTCAACCGACGATTGTGCGTGGTACCGCGTCAGTCTCACCCGCACAGTTGGAAGCCGAAGGTTTGCAAAAGCTCGCGGCGCGCCGCCGAGCGATTGGAATACCCGATTTCCGTGATCCCAACCCGGGCGAGACAGCCGCTCAGTATTGCCAAGCCCAAAACACCGAATGTAACCGGCTGATGGTTGAGAAAGAGCGACTGAAGGCTGCTCGAAGCATTGCCAATCTAGCTGCTGCCAAGAGGATCTCGCCTTGAAGTGGGTCCAGATCGACGAGTACGCCGAGGAGAGCGACTGCAAGCGATACCGAGTGTCGGCAGCTCGCGTGCAGGGCCGCTGGACATTCCAAGCTTGGAAGCGAGCGCCGGAAGGAAGCGACAAGCCAGCCACGCCAATAGGTGAGACATGTGCATTCGCCCAGGACGCCAGGAATCTATGCAAGCTCGACTTGCGCGCGCAGAGGAAGGCCGCGTGAGGCGCGAGCTATTCAACGGGCTGGAAGTACTTCAAACAGGCGTTGGGCAGTGCCAGAGTTGCAGCCGTCGGGTGATTCGAGTGCTGGTTCCCGAGCATGGCGGACGGCAATGGTACGCCGCTGAGATCGGAAACTACGGCTATGTGCCCCACGAGTGCAAACCAACTGGCAGCGCACCGGTCAAGAAGGCCGCGTAGTGCCTCGACTCACCGAATACATCCGCCTCGAGTCCCAGGTCCGGTTCAAGTGGTACCGGTGCCGTTGCTCCCGTTGTGAGCATCGCGCCACGTTCCGCAAGAACCCGCGTCAGATGCGCGACACGCCAGCCTGCCCAAATTGCCGTCACCCACACTGGCGCGTCGACTGGTACCGCACGACGCACCGAGAGCACCGCCGCGTGTTGTGTCACTGCGGCGGCAGACACTTTCCCCATCGCCATGGATCTTGCACACACAGTCGCTACTACCAACAGAGGGCCGCATGAGAACAAACGCCGCTGAGAAATTCCAGGGTAACCCCTGCAAACGAAACCCAAATCACACCGGTCTGCGCTACCGCACGAGCGGTGCATGCGTCGATTGCATGCGTGAGGACGGTGTGACCAAGCGGGCGAAGGCGAAAGCCGCAAAGGGTGAGCCGCTGCCGTGAAGCGCTCGACGCCCTTGCACTTCGGGACCACTTCGCTGTCACGAGCCGAATGCCTCACGTGCAAGGAAACAACCCTCCACAAATACGGCAAATGCATTCACTGCGGCACGGACCAGGTTGCGGACCCGGTGCGAAACCTGCCCAGATGGAACGATCCAGTCAGGAGATAAGACGCCATGTCAGAAATTGAGAAAGTAAAACAGACCGTAACGGATGACCTTGCCGCGATTGAGGTAGAGAAGCGCAAGGCCATCGACGCGCTGAACCGCGAGCAGAGTTGGGTCGAGACGCATCCGAAGACGGTGACCGTCCTCGGCGTCGTATTGCTCTTCGTGATCATTGCGATGCTCGCAAAGGCCTATGGATGAGCACCGAGGTTGCCTGGGACTGGCCCGAGATATGTTGCGTGCTGATGTGGAAGCTCGCACCCAACGGCGTGGTCATCACGCGCCGGGATCTCGGTGCCTTGCCGATGGATCGAGTGCTGGTCGAGGAGCGCACAGCGACACACATCCACTTTAACTGGATGACGCCGGAAGCCTCGCGCCAGCACTCGAAGCAGTTGAAAGCCAAGACCGGACGCAAGGCTGACGTTTCCCAACTGCAGGGTCGCTGGCAGAAGATTGGCGTCGTGCTGCTGTGGAAGCTGGCGAAAGATGGCTGCGTCATCGGTCAGATCGACCGTGACCAGGTGCCGACCGACAAGACCCTTCTGGCGCATGGCCACGAGAACGACATCGAGTATCGTTTCGTTCCGCGCGCGGAGGCGCTTCGCATCCAGCAGTGGGAGCGGGACAACGAAGGCAAGCACGTGCTGGAGACCGTCCGTTGACCGAGATCTTTAGACATCGAGTCAGCCGATGCCCAGGCTGCCGGCAGACTCTCAACGCTACAGGCGATCCACAGGGACGCGGCGCGCCCAGGCCTGGTGATCTGTCCGTATGTTCCGGCTGCGGCACGATCCTGCGCTTCGATAGGACGTTGCGCCTACTTGCGATGACCCCGGTCGAAATTGAGATGTTGCCACCCAAGACTGCCGCGGAGCTGATCGACATGCAAAAGCTTTGGAAGGAACGCAACCGCGTGAGCTCGAAGGTGCCCTCATGAGACATCCTGCATTGGTACGCGACCGAGTTTTGGCGGGTGCTGTCGAGTACCTGGAGCGCCTGCGCATTCGCGTGTCGATGTTGCCCGAAACCGAGACAGACGTGCTGCGAGTTGTCGAGCGGCCGCAGCAGCACGATCTGGCAGTGGACATCACCAACTTCGTGATGGAGAAATTCGGGCACACAACGGCGCCAAAGGAACCGCGGTTCGACAAGACCCGCCGAGCAGCTGCGAAGAAGAACCCGCGTCGCGGCCGCGGCGTGCTCAAACCCGAAGATAAGGCCTTGCTCGAAGGCAACACTGGAGAATCGACCGATGGCTAAAGCCAAACGAATTAAGAACGCAGCGCCAGGCGAGAAGCCCTCGATCGGTTTGCCCGATCCGCTGGAGGCCGCACAGGAAGCAGCTCGTCTCGCCCAGGAGGGTAGCCTCAAGCTGGCGCGCTCCGTGGATGCATTGCGCACCGCGCTCGAAACCATCGTCATTGCTGAGATGGACATGCGCACTGGGCGGCCGACCACAACCAAGGATCTGCAGGGGATTGCGATTGAAGGCCTCAACGCCTATTCGCAGATATCCGGTCAGAGTTGGAAGCGCCACAAGCTCATCGGCAGTTGGGCCGGTGACCGTAACCTCGACACGCTGGAGGGTTGATCATGGCCAAGTCAATGAAACCTGGCGGTGGCGGGCGCTTCGAGAAGCTGGAAGGCGAGCTCTCGCACAAGAAGGGTGTGAGCGATCCCGGTGCATTGGCTGCGTACATCGGCCGGCGAAAGTACGGCGCAGCCAAAATGGCCAAGATGGCCGCTACCGGTGAGCGTCGCGCGAAGAAGTAAATGGCGAAGTCGAAACAAAGGGACGACAGGCGCTCTCGGTTTGCTCAGGAGTACGCCAAGGATCTCAACGGCACTCAGGCTGCGATTCGGGCTGGCTATGCACCGAAGGCCGCTCATGTCACCAGTTCAAGGTTGCTAAAGGACGCTAAGGTCAATGCTGAGATTGCCGCGCTGCTCAAGAAGGTGGCGACCAAGAACGAAATCACCGTCGAGCGCACCCTGCAGGAGATCGCCCGCATTGCCTACGGCGACATCCGCAAACTCTATCGCGAGGATGGCAGTCTCAAGGCGCTGCACGAGATGGACGAGGATGCTGCCGCTCAACTAGCCGGTGTCGACGTCGAGGAGGAATACCACTCGAAGGTCGAGGTTGAAGGCGAGGGCGATGAGGCGGAAGCGAAGATCACGCCCGCTGTGACGATCACCCGCAAGGTGAAGCGCTGGGACAAGGTCAAAGCGTTGGACCAGTGCATGGCCTACTTAGGCATGCACAAGACAGCGAACCCAGCCGAGGGCGGTAGCCTCTCTCTGACCATCAACCTGTCTGGCGGCAAGCGCGTTCGCTGATGCTGGCATACGAGTACACCAGCCCCGGCCCGATCTGCGATCAGTTCCTCCTGTCGGATGCGTTCGTGACCGGCATCCGCGGGCCGATCGGCTCGGGCAAGAGCACAGGCGCGGTGATGAAGTTGCTCATGATCGCGGACAGCCAGGTCGTGCAGAAGGACGGGCGAAAGCATTCGCGGATGCTCGTCGTTCGCAACACGTACGCTGAGCTTAAGACAACCACGATCAAGACCTGGCATCAATGGGTGCCTGAAAGCTTGGGCAAGTGGGTTGCGCAGGGGCCGCCGACACACCACATCGTCGACGACAAAATCGACATGGAAGTCATCTTCCTGGCGCTCGATCGCGCGGCCGACGTGAAGAAGGTCCTATCGCTCGAGATAACAGCGGCTTGGATCAATGAGGCGCGCGAGATCAGTAAGGTGATCGTCGACGGGCTCACCGGTCGCGTGGGCCGCTTCCCGCCGGTGCGAGATGGCGGATGCGTGAATCCTCAGATCGTCATGGACACCAACCCTCCAGAGCAGGGTCACTGGTGGTATGTGCTCGCCGAGCGGGATACAACGACCCAGGCGAATGCTGACATGGTCGCCAGTGTTGCGAAGGCCGAAGCCGAGTTGCGCAAGCTTGGGAAGCTCGGCGCGAAACAACCGCTGTTCCGCTTCCTGGCGCAGCCGGATGCACTCAGCCCGGATGCTGAGAACCGTGTAAACCTGCCCAGTGACTACTACGCCAAGGCCTCGGCCGGAAAGAGCGAAGAATGGATCAAGGTTTACATCCGCGCCGAATACGGCTTTGTGCAGGACGGCCGGCCGGTGTATCCGGAGTTTCGCGAGTACCTCCATGTGCGCGAGTTCGAGCTCAATCCACGGCTGCCGCTGGATATCGGCATCGACTTCGGACTCACGCCCGCCGCCTCTATCGGCCAACGATCTTTCACCGGCATCCATCGTGTGCGCTGGGAAGTTGTGACGGAGCATATGGGTGCGAAGCAGTTCGCCGAGGTGTTGAAGGGCTTTCTCGGCCAGCACTGCGCAAACTTCGAAATCGGCCAGATCACAGGCGACCCAGCCGGCGATGCAGACGGGCAGCAAGATTCCGATCAGACGTGCTTCAAGATCCTGAAGGCTAATGGGATCGATGCGAAGCCTGCGCCGACCAATGACCCTCGGATTCGCCAAGAAGCACACAAACAGGCGATGACCAGGCTGATCGATGGTGAGGCGGGATGGCAGGTGCACCCTGCAGGTTGCCCAACCCTACGTCGCGGCATGGCGGGCCAGTACCGCTATAAGCGCATTGCCGTGCTCGGCGATGAGAAGTTCCACGACAAACCGGACAAGAACGCGGTCTCCCACGTCTGCGAGGCGGATCAGTACCGCATGTTGGGTGCCGGCGAGGGGCGAGTCGTGTTGCGTGGAACTCTGGGCGGAAAGCGGATCCGCCCTGCCTACAGCATTATGTGAGGTTTAATCATGACGAATCAGGAATTCTTGCCGGCGCGGGGCGCACCAAAGAACACGATTGCGGAGCAGCTCGATCCGCAGCGGCGCCGTGGTCGCCATACCTTCGAAAGCTCGGGCGTCCAGGGCCTCGGCTCATGCACGAGTTGATTGTGCCCGCAACATCACGCAGCGTCCGGCAACCATGAGCTTCCTCAGCAAAATTCAGCAGCTCGGTCACAAGATTGACCCGGTCGATCGCGCCGTGTCCAGTGCCGTAGGTCTCAACTTCAAACCGAAGAATCCGGCGCCGACTCCAGGTGTCCCGGATCCGAATCAGGCCGCGAACAACGCGCAGAATCTCACCGATCAGATGCGCATGCGACGCGGCCTCATGGCCAACATCTACGCTGGGGCTGGCGGACCGGCTCCCGTGACTGGCAAGACGCAGCTCGGAACATGACCTTGGTTGACCGGGCAGTGCGCGATGGCATGCGCTCACGCGCGGAGCAGAAGGCCGACAGTTTGGCTGTATTCGCCCGAGGGCAGGGCTGCGCGCTCAGCTCCTTCGAATTGGCGTTGACTCAGAAGGAAGCCTTCGAGCTTCTTGATCGACTGGCAGCCGGATCAATCGTTGCAGTCGCTGATCAGGCGCTGCTGGTGCTCGACATCGAGCAGGCGAAGCGAGCCGGCGATCCTTGGCAGGTTCTAGGCAACTTCCAGCTGAACGGCTTCAACATGGTCCGAGCCGACTTGGTGCTCAATTGAGTGATGACGCCAATAGCCTGATCGGTGAGTACGAGTATCTCTGGGGCAAGCAGGGCAACTTCCGCATGCTCTGGAACACGGCGGCACAATATGTGATGCCCGCCTGGGACAACTTCATTGGCGAGTTCGCTGAAGGTGTCAACCGCAACACCCGTATTTTCGACAGCACCGGTGTCATCGCGAACGAGCGTTTCTCGGCCGCGATGGAGTCCATCCTCACGCCTCGCAGCCAGGTGTGGCACAAGGTCAAGTCCGATGACGAGGAGCTGAACGAGGTTCCGGCGGTTGCGCGGTATCTGGACCGGGTCAACAAGATCCTCTTCGGTGCCCGGTACCATCCGCAAGCCAACTTCGCGAGCCAAACAGACGAGTGCTACATGTCACTCGGCGCGTTCGGCAATAACGCGCTCTACATCGACGAGGTCGTGGGTGTGTGCCTGCGCTACCGTTCGGTGCCGCTGTCGGAGATCGTCTGGTCGCAGAACCATCAGGGCATGGTCGACACGATCTATCGGAAGTTCAAGTACACAGCCAAACAGGCGATTCAGCACTGGGGCCGAGACCGTGTGCCGCAGTCAATCCGGGACGCCTTCGCCAAGCAGCCCTTTGGTGAGCACGAGTTCCTCCACGCCATCAAGCCGAACATGGATCACGTGCCCTTTGCCTACGGAGACAAGGGCAAGAAGTTCGAATGCTGGTACGTGGAGCTCGGGCAGAAGAGCGTCATCGAGCGCAGCGCCTACCGCACCTTTCCGTGCGCGATCGGCCGCTACCGCATGGCGCCGCGTGAGAGCTACGGACGCGGACCTGCAACGACCTGTCTGCCGGACATCCGCACCGCCAACGAGATGGTCAAGACCGGATTGCGCGCCGGGCAGAAAGCGGTCGATCCGCCGATTCTCTTGGCCGAAGAGTCCGTGCTCTCCAACTTCAACCAGCGGCCAGGTGCCAACAACTACGGCATGATGACTGCCGATGGCAAGCCGCTCGCTATGGCCTTCGAAGGTAAGGGCAACTGGGAGCTCGCCGAGAAGCAGCTGGAGAGCACTCGCCAGACTGTTCGGGACACCTTCCTCAACACACTGTTCCAGATCCTGGTGCAGAACCCGAATATGACAGCGACCGAAGCGCTGTTGCGGGCCCAGGAGAAGGGCGAGCTCATCGCGCCCATGATGGGACGGCAGCAGTCCGAGTTTCTGGGGCCGTGCATCCATCGCGAGATCGACATCCTGTCGGCCGCCGGCCAACTGCCGCCGCCGCCGATGGAGCTGTTGCGCTCACCTCGCGGGATCAAGATCGAGTACACCAGTCCGATGGCGCAGGCGCTACGGGCCCAGGAAGGCACCGCGATCATGAACACGATCGCCGATATCGGGCAGATGGCCAACCTCGACAAGTCGGTTCTGTACACCATCGACTTTCACGAGGCGGCGCGCGAGATGGCCGCGATCCGCGGCTGCCCGGCGAAGCTGGTGCGCTCCGAAGACGAAGTGCAGCAGTTGCTCGAACAGGCGGCCCAACAGCAGCAGGATCTCGAAGCCGCACAGCAGGCACCGCAGGTCGCGATGGGTGTGAAGAATCTGGCGCAGGCAGCCCAGGCTGCCAGCTCGGTCGGTGGCTCGCCTGGTTCACCCGAAGTCGCGAATGCTGCATGACCACCCTCGGCAGGCACATCGATGTGTACGACAACGGCAACGGCTCAGTGCAGTTGGCCTGGATGCAGCTCTCGCCTGTCGTTCCGGACAGTTACAACGTCTACGTCAACGGCGTGCTGAATCAGAACGTCGCCGGACTGCGGGCGACCGTCAGCGGATTGAAGGGCGCCTCCTACAATGGCGCAACTGTGACGCCACCCACGACCTACACATTCAAGGTGGTCGCGGTGAAAGCGGGTGTTGAGATCGCAGGCTCGATGGATCGTAAGGTCACCATCCAGCCTACCTCGATTATGTTGACCACGCCCATGAAGCGGCCATTCCCGTTTCCAAACACTCAGCTCGACTGATGATCGAAACCACTGTCCAGGAACACAACGCCCTCGAACAGGCGCGGCAACTGGCCCGCTACCGTCAGGTGCGCGATGCATTCGTGGCTGTCTTCGGACCGCCAGGCAAGCGCACGCCACACGGCGCGATCATCCTCGAGGAGCTGGAGCGGTTCACCAACTGGACCAAGCTCATCCGCGAGCAGGATACGACCGGGCAAACGGATATCTACCGTACCGGCATCAAAGAGGGTCGCCGCGAAGTGATGCAGGCGATCCATAACCTCATCGAATGGAAGGAATCGGACCATGTCAACACCAGCAGCAGCGGCACTTAGCGGAGCGAATGCAGGAAGCGCGGGAGCCGGCGCCGGAGGAGGTGCTGGCGCAGGAGCCGGTGCTGGAGCCGGAGCAGGCGCGGGCGGCGATGCCGGTGCAGGAGCTGGCGCAGGTGCTGCCAATCAATCGCAGTTCTGGAGTGGTTGGGACAAACCCGAGCAGAAGGAGACCCGCGATTGGGTAGCCAACAAGAACTACGCCGATCCGTTCACCCTTGCGAAAACGGCGCAGAGCCTGGAGCGTGAAGCGGCCACTCTGCGCGCGGGCAAGGGTTATCCGGCTCCGAAGGTCAACGCAGACGGTACAGTAACGCCACCGGATGCGAACGCGGTCAAAGCCTGGAATGCGATGGTCGGTGTCCCGGAGACGGCGGACAAGTACGACATTCCGGTGCCGGAGGGTAACCCGTATCCGGAGTTCAAGACCTTCATGGCCGAAGAGTTCCACAAAGCCGGTGTGCCGGCGGCGATGGCCACTCAACTCGCCAAGGGATACGAGGCGGCCGTCGGAAAGATGGAGGCCAAGATTCGCGAGGCTGAGAACACGGCCAGCGCCGAGGCTCTCGCCAAGTTGCAGGACGCCTGGGGCGCCAACTACCAGGAGCGTGTTGCGCTCGCAGGTCGAGGCAAGGAGTGGCTCTCGAAGGAAGTCGGAGGCCTCAACGAGCTCCAGATGCGCACCCTGGAGTCCGTTCTCGGCACTGACAAGTTCATGGCCGCCATGTGGAAGATCGGCGCCGGCAACGGTGAGGCACGTTTCGCGGGCAATGACAGTGGCGCCGGCGGATTCAAGGGCGGTGCTTCGGAGGCCCAGGCCAGATTGGATCAGATCACGGCCGATCGGGCGGCAGGCAAGATCAGCGATTTCGAATGGCGCACCAAGTACGAGAGGGAAGTCATCGGGCTGCGGGACACCATCGTC